CATCCTATGAAATATAAGGGTGATGCAAGTAATATTATATGCCGAAGTAGTTGGGAACGCAAGTTTTGTAGGTGGTGTGACCTCAACGAGAACATTTTAGCGTGGGGATCAGAGGAGTTCTGTATCCCATACATCTCTCCTATCGACAATAGAGTTCATAGATATTTTCCTGACTTTCTAATCAAGGTCAAAGAGTCTACTGGTAAGATCAAAACCTATGTGGTTGAGGTTAAACCAGAGAAACAAACTGCACCACCAAAGAAGAAGTCAAGAGTGACAAAATCATACATCTATGAATGCAAGACTTACGCAGTCAATCAAGCAAAGTGGAAAGCAGCACAAGAGTATTGTGCTGATCGTAGAATAGAGTTTAAGATTATAACAGAAAGAGAACTCG